ACGTAGGCTTGCGCCAGCGGTTTTACAGACCACCTCCTTTAGCCACTCGGACACTCATCCTTATGTTTTAGTTAATATAGTAATGCAAAGCCATTACTACACAAACAGTAAATGTGACAGCTACTAAAGCATCAATCATGTTGTGTTTCATTTCTTACCTCGTTATCGTGAATACTATTGTATCAACCTTTTGATGGTTTGTCAAGAGGATCTTTGCTTGCGATAAAGCCTTCAGAGTAAAGAACATTATTTCGTAGCATAAAAATTCCTTCGTGGGTATTAGTTCTAATGCCAAACATAGTTCCTTGTTCTAGAACAATTTTCCCGTAGTTGACCCATTTGTTTTCTTCAAACTTAAACAAGTAATCACCAACTTCAAAATCTGTAATCTTATATGCTCTATACATTTTTTACTCCAAGATAAATTTTCCATTCGTCAGGAACATTGTGATTGAATTTATTTTCTTTGCTCACAATTAATTCCTTTGGCACTGTGGGAGGCTTCAATAGCTTCATCCCTGCTCGTTTAAGTGACTTGCTGCCTTTCTTTTGATTACAAGACTTGCAACAAGTTACTATGTTTTGCCAAACTTTTTTGCCGCCTTGCGAAACTGGAATGACATGATCTAATGTAAAGTTCTGTTTTGTTAGATTCTTTGAGCAATATTGACATTCACCATCATCGCGAATGAAAACATTCTCTCTGCTAAACTTAACCACTCTATTAAACTTAAATCTTTTAAGGACATTCCCAACAAAACGAACAATCGAAGGGACATTAAAGATCTCATCTACGGTTTTGATATATCTGTCTTCATAAACTGAAACAATCTCAACCCTTCCAGAAAACCACATTGAAATAGCATCTTGCCATTTTACATGTCGCATTGGTTGATAAGCAGATGATAATACCAAAGTATCCATATTATACCATAATTAGTAAGAAATGAGACACCTTTTACCCCGTGCCTCTCCTGCGGGTTGATCTCGACCTAATGGAAATCACCCCCTCGTCGGTCGTGTGAGATCAAATTCATAGTCCATATCATATATGGCTACTAAATCCCAAGTATCGCCTGTGTTTTCCCACTCGCACTGAGCATAAATACGGGCATCGACTACGGCATCATTAAAAGTTCTCCTTTCAATGTTCCGCATCTTTACTTCTTCTGTTTTTGGATTATGAATTATAAATTGGAATCTTTTCATTTTGACCTCACCAGTTCATTATACAAAATTTTTCTGGGCATGTCAAGTCCTAAAACCAATTCTTTCCAAAGATACAATCTTTAGACACATCCCAATAGATAAATCTCTTACACTTAGCTAGTGAGTAAACTTTTAATAACTCTTCACCAAACTTTGATTCACCTTTTGTAAGTGCTCGCTCATATTGGAAGTGCCACCATTCTGAACCACCATAAGATCCTCCGTTAAAGAAAGATCGTCTGGCTCTAATAGAATGAAAGCCGTGTTTTAATGCTAAGGCTGTGAAGTCAACAAACTTACCTGTAACCTTTTTGGTCTTAAGTTTAGTCTTTCTGCCTGAGCGGGTTACATAAGTTCCTTCCAACTCCATTTCTTCGCCGTTATCACAGCGCATCCACACTCTCCATCTTCGATCTCCAATGTCTTCAATGACATAAGGATCTTCCTCTGGCTTATACATGCCTGTTGGCAAAGCCATATCAAAAGCCAATCCAGTGTAGTGAAAGGATTTCTTTGAACGAGCAGCACCTGATTTAGAAGCCAAGCCTCTTCTGCCACCTGCTGATGTTATATAACCACCGAGTTCCTTTACCTCTTTGTAAAGTTCGTTGTAAGCCTCTGCGGCATCTGAACGAAGTGTTACCCTAGTGTAACCTGCTCTACCGGGGAACTTATCTGCTGGGCACTTAACCCATGATAATTTTTCTGCCGGCGGAAGTTCTTCAAGCTCGTTTTGTTCATCTTCGCCAATTAAATCGTGTCCTGTCGTTTTCAACAGCTTATTTAAAGAGGCAATTGTTCCTCTTCCAACTAGCCCATCTACTTTTAATCCTTGGACTTCTTGAAAAGCCTTTACAGCTTTCTCTGTTGCGGGACCAAAGGCTCCATCGCAATTGCCTAATTCATAACCTAAAGCTTCAAGACCTTCTTGAAGTTCAATCACCTGATGACCAGATGAACCATTTTTTAATAACATTTTTACACCTTATGTTTTTTTGAGGATTTCCCAAAGTGCGACACCAAATGAGCCTAATGCTCCAGTCGCCAAGAGCCAGAGGACTCTGGTCACACTAGACTTCCAAGCCTCTAGCTCTTTTAAACGAGAATAAATACCTTGATCTGGATTGTAAATTGCTTCTTTTATCTTAGTGATGTCATCAGCCATTTCTTCGTTCTTCTCTTTAATGGTCATAATGGCATCCTCGATTCTTTGAAGCTGACCCTTGAGTTCTACGAACTCAACGGCTGTATTAACATTCATCTTGTCTGACATTTTAGGAACCCCTATTTCATATAATTAGTGTTTAAGTACACATTAAACCACTTCACATGCCCCACCAGCACAAGCTAACTCACCAGAAAGATCTGTGTTGTCATCAGTCTCAAAAACATTGTTAAGATCTACTTCTGTTAATGACTGAAGCATTACATCATAAGTTTCTTTAGAACAGTCCTCAAAAGGTGCTTGCTGGTAGTTGCCGCCATCATATGGAAGAACACTTAAACCATTGTAAACATCACGGTTTTCCCACATCCATTCACCAACATCTTCCCATTCTGATTCACGAATGCTTACTGTTGCTGAAACATTATGAGTGTTCTGACCTTTTCTATGACCTTTGCGAACCCACTCGTTTGAAACTCTAGCAACTCGCTTAAGCATGGACATTGCGGATTCTGTTCTGTAAATCGCTCCGTCTGGTGCCTTTTGTGGCACTGAGATAACAGCAGTGTCATGGGGTCTAAAGAATTCGTCTTCAACCAACTCTGGATGGATTAATGATAAGTAATTATAAATTGCCTCATTCTTTCCCACTCTCAGACGGCGAATGTAATAATCATTATGCCAAGCATGGATACCAGAAGAGGTTCCAAGAGTCAAAGAGGTTGTACCTGCTGGTTTAACACATGTTGTTCTAGCTGCTTTTCGGATTCCAATAAGATCTGCGACTCTCGCATTTTCTTCTTTTACAGCTTTTGCACCAGATTCCATGTCTAGATCTAATACTTTACCAGATCCAATTCCAGTCATCGAGACTCCGATTAGAGCATCTTTCTCAGTATTTCGCCGCCATACATCACGGAGGTAGTGAAAGTCCGTGTAACCGGCTTGTAGGGTGCCTAGAAAGGCTGCTGCCTTAACTCGGGCTTCGTACTCTTCCTGGTCCTCTAAATCTGAAGCATTTACCTCAGTTAAATTACAAAACTGGTACGGTCTGAGAGCAATCTCACAACAAGGGTTTGTACCCCAATCTTTGTCATTGGAAAGGTAAATGCCGGGTTCGCCGGAACCTGACTTCTTAATCCGTTCCCAGAGTTTCATGAAGTATTCTTTATCAACCTTGTGTCGTAGGATTACTGCTGAATTGTTTGCTCGACCTCGCTGTGGGTTGCTTTCCCACCAACTGCCTGATTTTGAGGAGATCATCTCGTCATCGTCTGCTGAAAACAAAGAGATGAGTGCTGCTCTGCGAATGCCGCCGGCTAAAACTGCATCAGCAATATAACAAATCATATCATGAACCTCGATTGGTTCTAATTTATCACCGTCTTCTTTTTCACTTAGCACACCTTCAACTTTCACCAAACATTCACGAAGAGGCTGTGGTCCCGGTGCCTTACCGCCAGTAGTTACAAGTCTAGCACCCTTTGCTCGGATATCGCTAAAATCAAATCGCAGTTTAGATGTGCCTTTAAAGTAGGAGTGAATAAGGGCTTTGACTGCATCTGCCCAGCCTTCGATTGAATCAGAAATTAAGAAGCGGCGAGTTCTTTTAGTGCTTGGTTTGCGGATCTCTGGAAGCTTCTCAACATGGTGTGCCTGTACTGAAAAACCAACACCGGTACCACCCAATAATAAAAACATACATTCAGAAAAAGCATCAGCATGGTCAATTGGCATGTAAGCACAATTATATACACGATTTGGGGCGACCTCAATTGGTTTACCAGCGAACTGCATTGACCGCATAGAAGGTAAAATTTTCTTTGATATGACATAGTTGTCATAGACTTGCTTAATTTCATTCTCTAATTCTGGGTACTTCTTAATATGCATATTCATATTGCGAGTACAAAGTTCTACCCAATTTTCTCTACGTTCTTTTTCAGGATCATACTTTGCGTACTTCATGTGTACGGTGATATCTGACAGAATTTCTGACGCTCTTTGCATTATTTGTTCTCCTTTTTAAATTTCTTGTAAATATCGGCTAATTTTTGCTTTTGGTTCTTAGCAGCTTCTTTATTAATATCTGTAATGGAATTACCATCCGGCTCTAAGACTTCCAATAAAACATTGGATGTGTCCATCTTCATTGGATAAACAAGTCCGTCTGGTCCATTTCTATTTTTTGCTACGAACATTCTAGCCGCGTTAACATTCTTGTCCTCGATTGTTCGAGATAGAGTAAATATGAAGTCTGCGACAAAACATTTGTTGAATGCTTCAGAAATACTTTCCATTGTAATAACTTCCGCATTTAATCCCCCACGATTTGTTTGTGAGGCAGTCCAAATAGGACATTTAAACTCTTGAGAAAGCCCTCTCAAGTTCTCATAAATCGTCTCTAACTCAATTCTTTTTTCATTATAATTGTTTCCAGTTGGTTTCAAAAGGTCAGCATAGTCTACAATGATTGTTCCAATCTCAATCCCACGGTTCTGTAACTTACTAAGATGGTTTCTCAATGTTAAGACAGAAGCTGACTTAGTTGGATACTCTTTTACAATCACATTGCCCTTAACATCTTTTACCTCATCGTAGATATCGTCCTTACGATGATAAAGATCTTTTAGGTGAATCCCTGTTAAACAAGAATCATAACGACCTGCGACAACAGTATCACCTAACTCTAGTGTGAAGTGGACTACTGTCTTGCCTTCAACTAAAGCTCGTGTGCCCAAGTGGACAAGAGCCATTGACTTGCCTGCTCCAGTTGGAGCAATAACAACACCCAACTCACCTGCTCCTAAACCGCCTTTGCTAATCTTGTCAATTAGATCCCAGCCTGTTGAAACTGGATCTCTGTGTGTTAGTACAAACCTTTTTTCAAAATCAAGTTTGTAATCGTACCCATAAGAATTGTCTGAACCTAACTTTAAAGCCTCATTAATGAGAACTGATATCTCATCAAAGCTAGCCTTTTGAAGTAAGTTCGCAGACTTCATTAGAGCTTCTTTTAGCTTTTGCTTGCGACAAAAGTCTAATGATGTGTGCTTAACATATTCTTCATCATTTACAGCGGGGTTTGCTTGAATCCTAGCAAAGAAATCACGGACTTGCTTAACTAAGATTGGATTAGATTCATCCAGTTCTGTTCGCAGGATTGTTGAAAAAGCCTGTGAAGACGGGTGTGTCTTGTATTGTGCCTTGTAACCAAACAACCTATCAACAAACTGCTGAAGATACTTTTGTTCTAAGAACTCTGCTTTAAAGACCTCTCCAACCTGATCACAGAAAGCTCTGTCTTCGAACATAATCTGTACCAAGTTCTCTTGGAAATGTTTTCCAAACTTTGAAAAATCTTTATTTAGCATTAGCAATCCTTATACGGTTCATGGATGAATACAAATCATCCCAGTTTAATTCAGCAAATCCGTCTTGCATCATCATTTTAATAAACTCAGTGCGAGCGAACTCTAGTGGGTAGTTCTCTACCGACTCTTTAATCACCCTTGTATTCTGAGGAGATAGAAAGACAGTTCCTAGATTCATAACTTTATAGTTTTCTTCAATCAAACTTTTGTGCTCTGTTATCTTTTCCCAAAATCGGTCTTCTACTATAGCAGATTCGAACACATCTTTCAAGAGGCAATCTTCTTTATCCTTCAAAAAAGGCATTCTTTTCGCTACTGTCTTGAGTCCAATGCCTCTTACACCGGGCAGGTTATCACTCTTATCTCCCACGATAGCCCTCGCAAGTGCGAAGTTTGATGGGTGAATATTGTATTCTTCTAAAATATTATTCTTATTTAAGATCTGTTTCTGTGTTGGACGAAGCAGAAGTGTTGACTCATCCAATAGTTGGAAGTAGTCTTTATCGCTTGATACGATCACCTTCTCTTTATCTTTGAACCTCTTGACTAAAGCTCCGATAATATCATCGGCTTCAGAGTAGTCAATGTTGATTTGGCAAAGTGGCAACTGATTGAAGTATTCAGCGAGCCTAATCATCTGCCAGATCTTATTCTGTGCTTCTTGCTTCTCTGTCATGTTCTTAACACTTCGGTTCAGCCGGATAGGCTTTCGCCCTTCCTTATACCCTTTATTAATCTTCCTCCGCTTGGATGAGCCTTCACGACCATCCCAACAAATATAGACCTGTGTTGGTCTAATCTCTCTACATAACTTTTGTAAAATTTTTAAAGAGCCTTTGATTCCTCCGATTGGTTGTCCGTTTGAAGACAACGAAGGATCAACGATGTAGGCTCTGTAGTACATGTTTAACATGTCTACGATCATAATTCTTTCCATAAAAAAACCCCTGCTAGAAATAATATTCTAGCAGGGGTTGGAGGAGAAGTCAAGCACTTTGTCTATGCCTGACCTCAGCAGGGTTTCTTTTATTTCTTTTTCTCTGTATCTTCATAGAAGTCGCTTGAGTCTCCAATTCTTTTATCAAACTTCATTACTACTTCTTCTTCCAACAATTCAATGACTCTGTTGTAAAACTTCTCTTCTTGTAATTTATTTATCCACTGCTTTGACTGGAACTTATCTTTTGATCCATCTTCATGATGTAGAGTGAACCAAGCTCCAGCATTTGTTAGTTTATCAGACGACTTAACGGCTTCAAACCAACTTTCCTTATCCATAATTTTTACTTCATCTCCAGCCCACAAGATCTTAAAATTACATTGACGACCTTGAGTTCCGAAACGAGACTTCTGAATCTTCGCTTTAACCTCGGTACCAATCCTAAATCCCTTCTCATCAAAGATAAAAGACGACTTACCTTTACGAGCAGTTAACCAGATTCTTAAAGAATAAGAATAAGCTAAAGCTTTGCCTCCCGGTGCGAAGTAAGGAGTCGTAAGAGCCTCTGCTGTGTTTCTAGTGATGTTAGTTTTTAACTGATTTAGAATTAGCAGAGTTGACTTGGTGTTAGCGATTGGCTGAATTAGCTTTGCCATACCCTTTGATAGAATACGAGGCTTTACCGCCATTGTTGATAACGGATTAAAGTCTGATTCAATATCTGATACCGATGGAGTTAAAGCCATACTATCCCAGATAAAAAGCATTTGACTATCATTGTTAGCCAACAGACTCTCAATAGTTTCTAACACAAACTCTACCGAACTTGCTTGTACATAAAGCAACTTCTCAATATCACAACCAGCATTTGCCAAAAACTCTGGGTCAATAGAGTTCTCTGAATCAAAATAGATTACATCTATTCCTATTCTTTGAGCATTGCCAGCGATTTGTGCTGCCATGTAAGACTTACCAGTTGCTTCCAAACCGGCAATCTCACTTATCTTTCCTACAGGAATGCCACCCCATGTGCCTCTTTTGATAATACCATCAAGCCATTTACATCCAGTTGGAATAAATTGGTTAACCTCTGTTGGGTTATCTTCTGCTAATGAGAATGCTACATTAGTTCCTGCTTTTTTATTAATTAACTTTTTCATGTCGGCTATGTTTAACCGACCAATTGCTGTCGCTTTTGCCATTTTTCCTCCGTAGTGAAAGGGGGGGAGCAACCGCTCCCCCCCACTGATTAGCTAGCTAGTAAGTCCTTGAAAGCATCATCAACGGATGAACCTCCCGACTTATCTGTAACAACAACTCCATCAGAGTCGTTACCACCATCTTCACCAAGTAGGAACTTGTCTAAAATAGCAGCAACCTCTTCCTTAGTCTTAACTTCGAAAATCTTATCAAAGTCGATTTCAGTTTCCATAAGCTCCTTCATAAGAGCATCATCGGACGAAATCTTAGATGTCTTACGACGGGCAGTAATATTAGTGGATGGGAACATCGCACCGGGGGCTTTGCCGTAAACCAAAGCTAGGTCGGTGCCTGCATCGGCATCTGTAATATCACCATAGTCAGGATTTAGAACTAGTTGTAGCAAGTTTTCATAGACTGTCTTGCTGTAACCCCAAACCTTAGTACCTTCATTATCTTCTCCGCGAACAACAACTGGTGAGAAGAAGCGACTCTTTGCTACAAGCTTACGAGCCAACTGCCGTGATTCATCATCACCATCGTTGTAAAGTTTAGACACAAAATCACACACAGGACAATCGTCACCAAAGTTCTTCTTTGGGCACAAAAAGCCTGCCTTCTCCCCTACATTGTAGTGAAAGTGAAAGTGTTTAAAGGGATCACCATCTGGTGAAGGTAGAATGCGAATAACATTCTCTCCGTCAACTGGCTTCCAAAACTTAACACCATTGCCGTTACCGCCCTTGTTGTGTAGATCGGACAACTTTTGCCGCATTTTTTTAAGATCAATACCCATTTATTCCTCCGTTTTTTCTTGGGTTATCTGGACAACATTTGTAAATGCTTCCATATAAACATGATTATCTGACCAGTCTGACTCTATAATCTTAAAAGAAGATTGTTCATTTTCTTCTTTTATTTGGTCATTTATTTTTTCTATAACACCGGGTGTCTCCAGTGCTGATTTACTCATAACGAAATAGTAACACTTTTCTCGGATGCTGTCAAGAGGAAAATACAATACCTCCTTTCCATCCTCTGGATTAACCGTACCAATCGTAGCAATTCTATTGACTTCCATTGGATCCTCAACATTTGAAAATAAGTCTTCAGTGTTTTTTGTAAAGTTAATCGTGTGAAACATTCCCGCTATTGTTTTTGAAACATGGTCTTTCTTCTTGAGAAAAGCAACCTCTTGTCCTTCTAAGATTTTAGATGTGTCGTAAAGATACATTCTATTGAACACTCCAGATCTAGCCATCTCTTGTAGTATACCACATATGGCTCGTTCTCTTAACTTTTGTTTAGCCGATAAGAAGTTTTTTTCTGGTTTGATATAGTGTATCGTAATTTTTTTATCTTTAATTTTTTCTAAAATTCTAAGAACTGAACCGGTGGTTTTTCCTCCTCCGAACAAAAACACATGTACACTATTATACTTTATTTCGCTGCGGATGTCAAGCTTTGTTTCTGTCTCATACTCTTTGAAAGTTTCTTGCCTTTCAAGCTCAATGTTTATCACATCATCTAATTCAACCTTAAAAGATGTGTCGACATTAATGATATCATAAACACCATATTGTGCCAGATCAGTTGCAACCTGACACCCTCCTGTACCAATCCCAATTACCTGCATAGTTCTTTCATTTCTCCGTAGTTTAATCCAACTGAAATATTAACTTTAAAATCTCCAAAGCTAGTTTTACCATATGTAGAAACCAGTTCTTTTAAGATATCTTTGTCTTCCTCATCGTAGTCGATCAAAACTGAATCATGGATCACTGCTGTGATGTAGCTTTTCTTGCCCTCTAAAAGCTTATCCAGTTTGAGGGTTTGTTTCAAACAAACATCAGATGCTGTGCTTTGAATCAAGTAGTTTAGAGCATGGAAGTCATCACTGGCAATCTTGCGATCAAAAGGTGTTGTGATGATACCATCTCTGTAATATGTTGATAGGATTTTTTCCTTATCATAAAACTTGCTCATTGCCGTATCTTGTGAGTTTGGATTGTAAAGCCAAGCAAATGCCCTCTTCTTCGCATCAGATCGCTCTGTATCGCTTCCAAATATATTCTTGATGTTCCAGTCGTGGATATCCTCTTTCGGCTGTTCTACACCATTTAAAGCTTGTAAAACACGAAGTTCGTTCGCATTGAAGTCTAGCTCTAAGAACCAGTGATTATGTGGCTTCAAAATCTGCCGAAATCTTTTATCAAAAGCTAAGACTGGAAAGCTAGTTTTCTGTGTTGAAAGGCGACCAGTCTTGCTTTTAAATATATTATAGCTGATTTTGTCAGTGCTGTTCAAGAACTTTTGAGCCGCAACAAAGTCTGTTTTCTTCATGAATCGCTGGTTTAGCTTGCTCTTATCAACGATAAGTTTTTGACCAGCGATCTTAGCTAATAGCAAATTAACATCCTTAAGAAAATCATAGTTGGCTGGCTTACTAAAGTTTTTAAAGACAAAATCTGTAACCTGTGTTTTGTTTTCATAGAAGTCAGTTAGGAACTTATCTGGTACCAAGTCATAAAAACAGTGATCATCTAAACTAACTTTTGCTTTTCTCAGTGAATTAATAAATGCCTTCATCCGTTTTGTAGAGGACCGCCATTCAGTGTGGAGGTGGTCAGGCAGTGGCACATCATCTATACTATCCACACCCGCATAAAGTTTAGCATAGTCTACAGCTTTAGACATAAAGTTTGGAGAACTATCCCAAGTTTGAGTAAAGTTGTGACCAACATCTTCTTTATAAATTTTGCCGGCACTGTAGTAGCCAACACACTCAATCTTGTTATCAAGGACCTGAAAGATCATCTGTTATATACCTGCTGTTTTCGCCAGTTCTTTTATCGAACTGATCCTGTGCAGACATCATAACACCATCGTTAGATCTTGTCAAGTTATTTTGGGAGAGTGGTACCTCGCGGAAAGCAGCCGTACCTAGATTATATTTAATATATTCAAGAGCTTTTTTTGTAGCCAGTTCTTCATTTTTTAGTGATTTAACAATCGCAGTAACATTTTTTAAGTGAAACGACTGTCTTTTTGTACTTGCTTTTAAATTTAATTCTGCCAATCTAAACTTGTAAAAAAGAATTAATTTCTCTAGTAAAGGCAAAGTTGTCTCTTCTGAACTTGGGCTTTGTCTATTAACCAATTTGTAACTTATACCATTACAAAGTTTATCAGAGTTGAACACACTTTGTTTATACTGTTTATTAGCTTGGTAAAAAGTCGCATAAAATCCTTTTAAGTAAGTTATAAATTCTTCAAAATATTCGTTGCCATCACATGAAATGTAAAATTCTGTAAATATATTTTTAATCGTGTTGTCGGAGTTATTCTGTAACTTCTCTTTTATAAAAGGAGACAAGTTATTGCTCCGAAGATTTGCTACAATCCTCCACGGAATATTCCTATCAATTTTAAATCCGTATTTTCTACATAGTTCTTGATAAATTGGGAAGTTGGGATCATTGACAAAAGAGGCGGATAACTTGTCATCCCCATAGTCGCCAGGGTATATTTCAATAGCCAACCCAGTGTTTAAAACAGTTGATTTCCCAGATTCTCCATATGCCATTCTAGTAAAGGCTTTTCCGTTTTGTCTTATATACTCAAATAATAAATTTGTGAAATCTTTAAAGTTTTTAATTTTATCACTTTGTTCCAAATCTACTAAAACATTAGAGTAAAAGTCATCATATATTGACTGTATGTAAACATTATATCCAATTACAGGGCTTTCCCATGCTCTAGTTGGTTCTAGAGTGCTTGAAAAAAATCTTGTTGGACCTGCCTCAGTATTTAATCTAAAAATTGTTTTATAGTGTTCTCTCATTTTTCGAAAAGCATCTGCAACAAAGTTTAAGACTGCTAGCTGTTTTTTATCGCTGGACTGGGTAATATAAACGAGCTTTGATTCCCTCGGGAAAACTGTTGTACCCTCATTATCCACTCTACCATATAAAGGTAAATTATTCCACAAGTCAAACTGGTCTATATCAGTTGGATAAAATTCCTCGTATATCTCTCTGCTTTTATACAATTCTTTTGTATTAGAATTTTTGTTTGCAAAAGGAGTCTTAGACATTTAGAAATTCTCCTTAATATCTTTAAATACATCTTTTTGTGTGCCCTTAGCCTCTTCTATATCAGCCCTTGAAATAGATGTGCCTGGACCGATACCATATTTAGCTAAAGTATCGGCATCCAATCTTAATATTTCTTCAAAATAGTTTGTTAGTGATAAACCAACTCTTGTTGGTGGAATGTCATTAGTTCTATTCTGTCCATCTTTTACAGACTCGCCGCCCTTAGCCTTAGCCTGCCTTGGGTGCCAGAACCAAGTCGCTGTCAAATTTGTTGTATAATTGCCCAAACTAATTGAATCGTTGACTCTTTGGATCGCATAATATCCAGAGATACCAGGATCGAAATCGTCATTTTCAATACCCAATAGGTTAGATGGAATACCAAAAAACCCACCTTTAAAAAATACATTATTACCAATGGTTTCAACATTCGCAGAATAATGATATCTTAATAAGTTTGTCGCTGTGTCTCTAAGATTCTCAGCCCACAGAGCAACTCTCATGCCGGCAAAATCATTTGCTGTAAAACTAATATTTTTCAACAAGCCTTCATCAGCACCAATCTTAATGTGAGGGCAACCAAACTGAATATCGTTATCTTCTCTGAAATTAGTGTCAGCAACCTTTCTTTTTAGATAAGCACTGCCAATTGGTGAGCTTGGATTTCTTACTAGAGAATAATGAACAAATGTTCTTACATCAGTTCTGGTTCTAGTTTCTGAAGTCCTTTTTACCCTGCCTGATAATTGTCTAAGTGATTCTTTATTTACTGTGTGATAAACATCTCTAAACAACCCTCTCGTTTGTGGTCCAGGCTGCATTTCAGTCAGATAGTTGGTTCTCTGTATTGAACCCATCCTTGTTTTACCAAAGGTGTCTATTGTATTATCCTCTAAAATAGAGGGCACTAGTTTCTTCACGACATCTTCCACAAATTCGCCTAAAGTAAAAATTAATCTACCCTTTTTAGTGTAGTGTTCGTAAAACCACTTTTGAAAGTAGGTTAGCTCCACCAAAACATCGCCAATATTTATAACATACTCTTTGCCCAAAGATCTAGCATTGACATTGCCTAAGCTTGTGAAGTGTGCAGTTTTTCTATCGCTTTCATTAAGCTGCCTATATGCGGCTGCAATCAAGGCTCTAACGGGGAAAAATACTATATCACCAAACTTTTTATCTCCTGTAGAGGTGGTCTTAAGACCTTTCGGGGCATTGAAAGAAGAACCAGCAAGGTTATCTATTAAAGTTTCTTTTTGTTTTGAATTGACCCCTTCCATCGAACTTAAAATAATGTTATCTTTAAAATCTGAAACTGAGAAGCTGGTTGGAATCTCATAGAGAGAAATATCTTTTAACGACCCTTTAGTAACTCTGTCTTTTACGACTAAATTCAAAAATGCCTTCATGGAGAAGCTTCTATTATTATCATTGTCTGAAGTTGTTGATTTTGTAGCAAAGTTTATTTTAAAAACTTCCATATGGGCTATCATGCTATCAAGAAAATTGGGCTTTACATACAAAGATAGTTTATCTTTAAGACTATTAATTTCCGTATTTAATGTTTTTAATTGCTTTTTTTCTATATTAACTTTCTTTTCTAACTTTAATATTTGATTTGTCTGTTGTGATTGACCTCTAATTCTAGCTGCACCTTTTCTTTTCTTTACCTGCAATCTAGATTCTTTTATCGATTTTTCTATTTCTTTTCTCTTTTTTCTTTTCTCAGTGTAAGACTGAATAAACTTTTTAATCTGCGGGTTCTCAGTAGAAAGAGAATTTATCTCTGGAATGTTTTCAGTAATGGAAATATCACTGGTTTCTTTTAATAAATCAAAATCCTGTTTTGATGTGTAATCAACTGTGAGTCTTACCGAACCATTCTGTTCAATATCAAAATTATGTTTGTAGTAATTTAAAATAAATCTTTTTCTTTCTCTTCTTAAAATTTCTTCTTGAATCCCAGGTGGAATGATAGTAGGGTCTGTAAATTTAGTGTTTAGTGAATACCCGTACTCCAACACGATTTGTTCTGTCTCTTGAGATAAGGGAGCCATTACTTTTAAGAAACTAAATGGAGTTGGTAGTTCTCTGTTTGGAAATTTTAACTCTCTTGTCAAGATGCCTAGATTTTGAAAATAAAAGCTTATGTTTGCTTTAACATGCAAAAAGTTACCAAATTGCGGGAATTCTCTTTGTGTTGTAACAGATTCAATACCACAGCCATCGCCTCTTGCGAATTTTGAACTTAAGATTGGCATGAACTCTTCTTCAGTTGTAAAAGAAGGGAATGGTACAACGAATTCTGACCAGTCGTCGCCCTTATTTTTTCTATATCTGTAGATAAGCTTGATAAAGGGTTGCAAAACAGCTAGTTCTGTTGTCCCGATTTTAGTCATAAACTTTACATATTCATTATATTTGTTCTGCTCTACAAGGTTTGTCTCTTTGTTTGCAGAATATGCCTCTTCAAATTCTTGATAGAAATTTGGATTGAAAGAGACAATATGCTCTTTGCCTTTTTCCCTTACAACCTTTAGAATGTTATAATCGTCTTCTGGCAGATTTCTACATAATTGAAGAGGGAATTTCTCATCATATAAGACCTTAGCTATACCAGACCTATTTGCCAAATTTGTGCCTCTATTGATTTGAGGTGCGAATATGTCCGATATAAATTGCTGCTTATTAAGCCCGCCTTTTGATAGTGGGAAAAATAAATTTAGTGAAGACTCAGAAGAATTGCTCATGTTATAATCCAAAAATACTTAATGCTTCGTCTAAGAACAGAGGTACCTGTACTATCTCGCCCAAGCTTACATGCTGCTCAGTTGGTTTGCCATTGAACCAAGCGATAACCCACCACAATTCTGGAGAGCCATAATATTCACTAGCCAGTTTATAAAACCTATCGCCCCTTTTCCAAACAACAGAAGTCGTTTCTATATCATTATACTCGATTTGATTTGGATATTTCAGCAAAGTGACAGGCAATTGCCTAATACCAAGCTCGCCATACCTTTTTTTAAAAGCCTTTCGATAGCCTTCGGTGGCATTTATAAACTGTAATGAATTTCTGTATCTTGATATAGCCATATTATTTTACCAAATCTGTTATTAAGCTTCCTATTTTTCTAGCCCTGTTGCCAATTGCATTTGCATTAGAAAGAGAATCAGTTACTAGTTCTACTACAGTTCCAGCCGCATCAAAAAGTCCATCACTTTGTTGTGCTGTAAAAGGAGTTGTGTCACCTTGCAAGGCATAAGGGAACTGTTCGGACTCGATGAAACCACCAGTTTCAGGATCGAAACCAGGAGTCTCTTCGTGGAGCACACTAAAACTAAGTGATAACTCATAAGATTTAGCATAAACACTGCCGCCGGCTTCATCCTCTACTATGAAAATACCATTAGTATCAATTCCGTGAGTAATGTTAACACCGCCGTTGATATATCCTAAAAGCCCTCTGGAGGGGTTTGTATAGTCACAAATTAAGTTTGCGAACTTAATTCTAACCAGTGGTGGGGAGTTAATAATTCTAGTTTTATTTGTTTCTGTTCGAACATAGCTTGGGTACAAGTTTTTTACAATTGTATTAATATCTCTTAAGATGTCAATTGCATGTTGCTCATTGTAAGCCGGCATCGCCAATGTAAAAGAAATTGCTCTCTTGGTTGACTGATAGACTGGAATGTCATCTTGGCGACCAAAAACCGAAATAGGGCTAAAGCTCGGTGAAAAAGTATCTTGAAGACCCTTTAAATAAGCTGGGAATATTGCTGATTCGCCGGTTGTTGGAAATTCTAAAAACACATTAGCAAAAGGATATTTTGTTCTTAATTCTCTTTCTTCTGAAGGACCACTAGAAAGCTTTGGATCTTCCTGTAGGGAGATGAATTGATTCTCTTGACTTCTTATTGCTCCAAATATTTTTTTATGTGACATAATATATTTTCCTTAACTCCCTGGTGGCAGATCTGCTTTGCGACTGTTAACACCTGTGACTTTGACACTAACACCCCTGCGGATTTGATCAATTAGAGCTTTTTGCTGAATTTCAAGATTTTTCTGGATAGTATCCATAAATCCGGCGATTTTATCTAACCCTTGTTGTTGGAAAGTTTGATTCAATGCTTCTAGATTACTTACAAGCTTTTCTGTTGCAACTGTTTGTTTATTAATAAGCTTATCGTTTGTTATCTGCCTTCTCTCTTCCCTTGTTGTATTTTCGTCTGCTAGCTGTTTTTGATCTTTTGCAGTCATAGCGGTCATTTGATCCGACTTCTCAAGCAGTCTGTCTAACTCTGGTCCCATGCCCTTGTCAATAAACCCTCTGATTGTTGCAACATCAAAGCCAGTTGTAGACGACAATTGTCTAATTAAGGCTCTTTGCCCTAATTCGCTCATGCCTTTAATTCTACCGCCGACACCAGCGATCGATTCAGCTAGATATCGTAGTCTTTCTGGTCTAGACATTAATATTGCTTGTTGGGCATCAAAGCTGCCGCCCAAATTTGAAAGCAGCATGTTAATCTGTCCACCAAGTTCAAAACCGCCTTCAATAGTGTCGAATTTATCAACAACTCCAAGGAGCCCACCGACACTAGTACCAAGTGTTCTAGCTGCCTGTTGAAATACACTGAATCTTTTTAAAGCTTTACTAGAGTCCAGAGTAACAAAGAACTTGTCAATTGAACTGTTAAAGTCTTGAAAAACCTTGTTGAATGGCTGTCCGGTCTGTCTAGCAAAAGTTAATAAAGTTCTAGAAAACTTATCTGCACCCTGACCACTTAAATTGAATCCTTTATTTAAGTTGTTTAATAGATCAATACTTTCGAATTGGCTCACTCCAAATTTCTGGTTGACCACAATCAGTTTTGTTAAAGCCTCTTGGTTATCTTTAAAGGTGCTAAATGTTAGTTCATTTAAACCCTCTCTAATGTTCTGTGTTGCACCAACTAAGTTTTTAAATTCAATATTATAGGAAGATAAAGTGTTTTGCTGTTGTCTCAATGATAAGATGTATGCTCTGCTTTCGCCAACATTTAATTTATTTAATTGAATCCTATAACCTTCAATTAAATCAACATTCGTTTTTAATAGCCCGCCAACACTTCTAATTCCTTGGGAGAATGGTTTGTCGGATGTAAATATATCTACTGCTGCTTGTTCAACATCGTTGAGACCACCTTTAAGCTTACCCATGACATCAACAAGTTCTTTGCCTACATTTTTTAGTGCGGTTGCCCCTTTGGCGGTGTCGCCTAAGCCTTTTCCTTGACCAGTTGTATTAGGTTTTAATTTTGCAACATAATTTCTATGTGCTTCGGGGTCGACCGATCGGAGATCTCTTAAAAGATTACTCTCTTCTCGGCTTCCTCGTCGGGTGCCAATCAATGCACTTAAAATTTGTGATTTAGTCGCTGCCATCTATTGCCCTCTAAACTAAATAGCTAGTTCAAAACATTATTTTTCGTTCTCTTTTTTGAAGTATTTTATAGTTTGGTCAAAAACCCACGATCGTAATACAACAGTGAACGAATATAATTCAGAGAAACTAAAACTAGTTCTCATTGTCATGATAAACATTTGCTCGTAAATAGAGTTGATGTATTCAGTCGTCAAACCAAAAAAAGCCTGCCCCGAGGGGCACACCTCCTTGATTTTCATGACCACATTCTTCGCAGGTGTGGTGGTAGGAGGTGTCAACATCTGGTTTGACTGCAACATAACACTTTTGTAGAAATCTTGAGTCTCTTAAAAGCAGTGAACTCGCAAAAGTATTAATTGTGTTTGGGTTGGCATCGCCATTCACTGAAACAATTAATCTTCTGTGGGTTGTTGCAACACTGTCTTCTGGCAAGTTGTGTTTCTTTCTACTCTCAATTTGGCTATTGATGTGTTCTTCATCCTCTGAATCAAACAACTTAAACTCAACTGAAGCTTTAGACAAAGGTGTCTCTACAACAAAAGTGTTTCTATCCGTAATATTATATGCATCAAAATCAATGTCTAAATTTTCAATCTCACTAATCTTGATTGTCTCATCGTAGACAGCAGAACAGTTTTGGCAAATGGATTTAAATTGGTATTCATCTCCATATGCATTTTTTCTACAATTGAGGATAATTGCTAATTTATCTCCAGGCAATAAAGTCTTTGATAAAACTCTGTCGACACTGACACTTTCAATTAATTTATCAAAAACAACACCCCTTTGAACATAAGACGGCGAAGTAATAATATCTTCTTCTTTTGTAGTCATGAACCTTACTTCAACAGTCTCTTTGTTATGCCATGGGTGATTTTGTGCATAAAATCTTCCTTGAGATGGTAAATCAACAAAATCTGTAGGTACATTATAAGCTGATACATTTACAGTTGCCACTGTTGGTGGTGGTGGAGCAGGTTGAGCAGCTTGCATTGCCTTCTGCTCTTGCTGCTTCATAAATTGCTCAAATACCTCTGGTGGTATTTGGGCTCTACCCGAATTGTCTCTTGTCATTATTTCCTCTTATTCAGCCTAAAGAAAGCTTCGCCCAATCATATTGTACACTAACAGCGATATCTGTTAAGGCTTCTCCACTATATGATAAAGTACTAAATTTCAGTCCTACGATCATTGCATTAAAAACTTCCCAGGTTTCAACAGCGGTACCATCTGGATCTAATAATAATATTTTTATATTTCCCAAAGCTCTCACTAGATTTTCTTTTGTGACATTCTTTGTTCCATACACTGCTTCATTCGCTGCTAATTGCGGGTTACCAACAGCATCTAATGATTGGACAGCGGCTGCTGTATTTACATTATCTGGATAGTAATAACTTTGAGCTAGAAGCTTGTTCATTAAGTTAGCACCGACAGTGCCATTACTATTATCTAGAATCTCTCTAATAGTGAAGTTAATTGGATCCCATTTAACTCTAATTGGGTAACGAACAACGTGGTCTAATAAAAGTTGTTCTTGTGTTTGAATCGTATAGGATGGTCTATCTACTTGAGTAATATATGCTGCGGGAATATTATCGATCAACAAGTAGAAGCGATGTTGTTGTTGGGCTGCAACAAACATGCTATCTTGCTTTATTGGGTTTTGTCCATTATATAAAGAAGAATACTTTTGATTTGTTGATAATATTCTATTACCGTATGATTGTTTTGAATTACTCATTAAAATAATTAGTTAAAAAACTGAATTATTCAGCAGTGCTGAATGATTCTAATTCAGCCCAGTCATATCTGATCTGTAGTTGTAGTTCAATTAAACCTTCGTCACTATAGCTCATCTGGTTGTAAGTTACAGATTTAACCCAAACATTGTTGAGTCTCCAAGTCTCGATTGTTTCGCCGGCTGTATTAAGAGTATCGATTGTAACCTGTCCTAACTGATCAATGAAGTTGGACTTGCCGAGCGACTTTCTTAAGAAGTTTGGATCTGATGGCGAGCCGCTAAAATCACTTGGGTAAACATAACCCGCGTTTCTTACCAAATCTAACAATCTTTTGGAGACATCAGGATCGATGGGATCCACCAAGGAGATACTGATTTCATTCCAAGTAACACGACCGGGAAAGTAAAAGTTATGAACCAAAAACTCATGTGTTGCTTCACCGACCGTAATTGAGGGTCTATCAGTTGTTTTAACAACATAAGCTGGGATGCCTGCTAAATTTAAAATAAATTTAAATTTTCTTTTTGGTTCTGTTAGTGGGTTAGCCCATACTGGAATTGCTGTAGCCATTTATTATTTGTCTCCTAAACCTAAATAGTTTCTCTTTAAATTAATCATCAAATGATGCCCCAGTGTTGGTGATGATGAAATCTAGAGCAATGTACTCAATAGCTCTTGCTGGCTTAATGAATAACTTGGCATACAAGATATTTTGATCGATTAAGTCAGGTGTGGTTGTAGTTTCATCTAGAACCAACTTGTAGTCAGTTAGACCAAAACGAGTCTTAACATCGTTCAAGAATGGGATCGCCTGATTCTTGAAGTTGTTCCAAGTGTCTGGTACATTTGGCTCAAATAGAACACCGTTAGAGATTCTAGAGAGACCTGTTTTGAGGAATACTAGAAGCCTACGAACATTAATTCTATCTAGTGCTGATCGCTCAACCTGTAAGGTTTTTTGACCGAAAATGACCACACCCTCATTTGGGAATGTTGCAATTGGATTAACATTAATCTCGTACAGATCGTCTCTGTCGTCCTTAAAGAGCTTGAGGGCTGTAGAGACGACTGGAAGTCCAGACACACCAGAGGATAGCCCACCACGGTTAAAGCCGGCAGGAGCGAACCATGGAGCTTGTACACGGTCTGTATAAGACATGGCACCTAGAGCGGCGATGGATGGTGGAACCCAAACATCCTTAGAATTAATGCCATCGCGGATCTTGACCCATGGGTAGTAAGTCGCGGCATAGCTTGAGTTATATTTTCTACTCTTTACTTCATTAATTGCCTGTGTTAGATCACCATTTGAATCTACATTTAAATTGAATGTTGAAACACTGGAGTAAAGTCTTTCATGTCTTGGGATATATCCAAATGGAATATCAAATACTGCTAATGCATCTGCTCTTTCTGCGGTGTTGGCAACCATTTGATCAATTAAACTATCATTAATTAAGCCAGGTACTGAAAGAACATTATAAGAAACCTGCTCTGGGTTTTTAACAGTTTCAATCGCTCTGTAATATGTGAACATTTCATAGCTAGTGAATCTATCATTAATACTTAAACTGGCGATGTCATTTTGAGCCAATGGATCAGACTTTGTAATGTCAAAGCCATCAGTACCACCAAAGAATAGGGTGGTTAGATTGCCGGCTCCAGCATTTAAGACTGCCTTGTAGCTACCAAAATCAGCACTTGGACCAGCATTAAAGTTTGATGGGTATGAGCCAGTTGTTGATAGTGAATAACCGCCGCCTCTGGAGGCTGTGTCGTATACCAACACACTTGCTGATGCTGCCAAGTTAGCGGTAGAGGCATTTAAGTCCGAGCCACTGATCACAACATTGTCTAAGAATATAACATACTGATATTTAAGCTCTTCACTAACAGCATCATATTGGTTAGTAACATTTGCTGGCTTAATTCTCACCATGTCAATAGTGTCCGCTTTAAAATTGTCGCTCTTGTCTGGTGTTGGTAGAGTACCAAAGTGGGCTACCCTAAAGTCTTCTAAATCGCTTGTGTCTAGACGGGTATTCGATGATGGGAATTCAATTCTAAACCCTGCCATGTCGCATGTGCCACTTAAGATGTTAGATGTGAAGGTGTTTGATCCTGCAAAATTACCTAATCCACCAACAACACCACCTTCTCCAACTTGATTTGCATCAAAAGTAGTATCGACAAATTTAGTTGGTCCTGTAATACCAAATGGCGAATAGCCTTCCATTCCACCGGCTTCAAATTTTGTATTCAATTCAACACGAACATATTTTGATCTATTTTCGTATTCGCCTTTTACAATAACACGGTTAGTGTTCTCGTCGAAAGAACTGAATTTGTCGCCGATTTTGTTAAGAATGTAATCATCAGAATTTGGATTTAAATTACAGCCGCTAAATCTTTCAACAGCTTGTACATTGTCATCAGAGTCTCTTAATTTTCTAAGAACAACATCGAATGTCCCGTAAGGATTCACATCTTCGTTTGCTGGGGCACGAATATTAGAAACTGAGACCTTAAGGTTTTGTTGTGTCCACTCACCAGCATTTAATCCAACAAAGCGAAATAGCTTTTCAACCCTGCCATTAGTAATGTTATTGGCTGGAGTTGAGCTATCCCAAGATGCAGTGTCTGATGATAGATCTTGACTTAAGAACCAACCAGACTTGGTATATGTGGATGACTCAAGGGCAGCTTTTTGGACATCGTGTTGTACAACATCAGTTAGTGAACCAAGTGTACCAGTTCCCAAGCCAACTATGGCAGCAAAATAGCCATGGCTGCTGGCTGGTATTGTGTTTTCAAAAGTTTCACCTAAGAAATATTGTACTTCGCCGTTTGAGTCACCTTGTCTTCCTAATAAAGTTGGGTCTGTGTTAAATACATTTCTTGCGTAAGTTGAGCTTCCCTTGTTAAAATCAAATTCAAATGTTCCACTTGGAAGTCCTTGGCTTGTTTCAAAACCAACTTTAAATTTAGCACCATCAGTTTTTAGAAGCACTGAGGATGAGGCAACAGGTGTGCCTGCGGTGAAGCCGCCATCTCCAGAAAGTGTTGTTCCGCTTAAGAACATTGAGCCTTGCTCTAAATACCAAACAGCGGCAACAGAAGCTGTGTGGTTGTTTCCAACAGCACCTGATGGGGCTACAACAAGAGCATATGCTCCACCGGTATTGGTGGCTGCATTATAAGCTGTGTCGAATGTGGCAGTACCAACTTTCCAACCAGCTTCGCCGCCAGTGGCTTTATTATCTGATTCAACGCCTAGAGTTCTAATAAATGTTAGAGCTTCACCGTTTCTCAACCATGATTGTGCAGCATAAGTAGCATACATTGGAGAGGTGTAATTACCTTCTCTCCATATGTCTCCACCAGTGCCGCCGGCAACTGGTTCGCCAAATATAGACACAAAATCAGAAAAGCTTCTTACCTCAGTTGGGGTAAAAGCTGGTCCTCTTTTTGACCTACCGATAATGCAGGCACCAATTGCTGGCTCATCTGCTGGAATCTGAGAGCGGTCGATCTCTTCGATACGGATTCCCGGTGAAATAAATTTAAAGTTTTTCGCTGAAACTGCCATGTGTTAAAACTCCCTACACAAATACTCTATTGTAAATAGTTTTTGGAAACCCAAAATGCTTATTGTCTAAAGAATCCATCGTCGTTGTTCGGGTTTTTCTCCTGAAGAGACGACCTCTCTCTAGTGAATCTAACCTTTGCCGCTGACTCTCGACCAACAACAAAAGGAGTGTCTTGGTTTATTCCATCGGCAGTAATATATCCTAAAACTTTTATTTTAATTTGTGAATCAAATTTCTTCTCTTCACCACCTAAATTTGAAGAATTGCTTTCAATAGAATAATCGTCTTCAATAAAAGCTTCAAATTTGTGGTTTTCATATTCTACTAAAAACTGATTGATTCCACCTGTAAATCTTTGAAATGGTAATAACACTTCATTTAACTGTTGGATGTAATCGGTTCTAATTTTAATTGTGTAGTTCATGTTTAAGAATACTGGATAGCCAGTGTAAAGTGTTTCATAAACTACCGCACTTGATTCAAATGGAAGCTTAAAAGTATCCTGTGCTTGTTTTGTGTATTTTTTAGCTTCTGCATTTTGAAAATTCTGTGTTTTATCTTTTACAACTCTTCTGTAAAGAGGGAAAGCTCCTCTTTTTCTATCCATCTGAGCAAAGATGTTGCCTGGAATAATCCTCTCGTTTGCATTAGTCTTTGAAACTGAAGTTCTTTCTACAACCATTGCTGGATAAATGATTGCTTGCGAGTCAATCTCTCTTAACTCTTTATTGTCCTTTACTTGGAATGCCCTTTCTGCCGTAATCCAAATGATTGGAACCTTTCTACGACCTTCGTTAGAATCTGTGTAGATATCAAGCTTTTCGTTTAGCCAATTATAAAGAGCAAAATCAATAGTCTCTAGAGTTGATGGGCTAAGTGTTTTTTGTTTTGTAGACTTATTCGGCATTAAACTTCCCCTTTCTTGCTCTTACACATTTAGCTTCGATCTCATAACGGAAATCAATCTGCCCAAATAATTGTTTTGGCTCATCTAATTCTGTAATTTCATAGAAGATATCCCCATAAAGAACAAAATCACCTTCTCTTACAAAAACATTTTGATCTTCACCAAGCCTTCTTTTATGAAATTTTACATTAATTGTTGATCTTTTATCAACACCAAAATCAGATGTTTCAGTTTTTATCCCTTCAAATTCTACCAAGGCATAAACTCTAATAGGTGGTAAAAATGTCTTTTCAATTGCCTCCCCATAAAGTGGGTGGTAATTGGAGTGTTCAATGCTCAAAGGATAATAAGCGACCGGCTGGGCTACAACTCGATCTGTAACCTCGTCAGTTACTTGCTTAACAAAGTCTCTCTCCTTCTTATTAAAGAAGACTGGACCGGGTGGGGCTACTGGCTGTGACCATTTGTCTTTTGGATCTGGCATTTATTTATCCTTGGAAAATCGGCATGGGGACCTTGGCAAAAATTTCATCATTAGTTTTAACTAACTCAGCATCTTTCTTAGACAACTCAACATATGTTAATTGGTCTAGGATGCTATTAAGTTCAGTCTTAAGTGCTTCTTTTTCAGATGCTGCCTGACTTAATAAATCTCCGGAGTTTAAGCTGACACTATCACCAGGGATTGGGACCGAACCACCAAATTTACCTCTGATTTGTCCCAACATTTCTTTCGAAAGGGCTAGGGCATAACGACGGATCCACTGTTTACCGATAGAGTTAATACTAGTGTATGATATATTGTTAAAGGGTAGGGTGTTCATATTATTTACACCATCCATCCCTTCTTTTCTTGTTGGGTCTTCGTCGTAAGCACCGCCGTCAACATAAAATCTAAACCAATAACGAGCAGGCATCATTCCAGATTGAGGTTTTGGCATCAGTCTTAATCTATTATCAATTAATTCAAACGAATAATGACTTACTCTAGTGTAGAGTGAATCCTCGTAAGCCATGGCTTGAGCCTTGTTTTGCCAAGTTGGCACTACTTCAAATGTAGAATCATCTGAGTATTGACCGTAAGTTGATAAGTTGCCAATAACATTTAAAGCCCCGTAATAGGCAAAGAACCTCCACATAGTAAGTGGGGACTTGTACCAGACATCTGTAATTACGGCTCTTTGGTTATTTGTTATAAGATCTGGGTAGCTTGATGAGATAATTTCTTGTAAATCATAATCTTGCTGTGAAGCAGTCGGTGCGAAGCTAGCTGAGTAGTAACGAACATCTCCGTTTGTTCCTGCATATTTAGCCAAGCCTCTTGCCACTCTTACAGGATAGGTTAATTTAAACTTTGGGTATTTAAGTTCTGCTTGTATATTTTGGGCATCACCGGCAATAGGATTACCATTATGATCAAAACTAGCTGTTGCAGAGCCCAGAACGTTCGACAAGGCATTTTTAGCTTGATGCAGGTTGATGATATAGGAATACTCTAAAACAGCCTCCTCATAGGCAGCAAACACATTTCCTTCAGTTAATTCAATATCTAAAACATCACCACCCAATCTTTTATGAGTAAATGCGATTTGATCTGAGGCTCCTGATGCGAAATATTGTGATTCTAGCGGTCCATCTGAACTATAAATTCCAAATGGGTAATTAAATGTGAATGCTGTGCTAGCTAAAGAAGCTGACGGCAAAATGTTCGTTGGTGTTGAACTAGCCGGTGTTAAAGTTGGTTGAGCCATTTAAGTCGTTCTCCTACATTATTAAATAGTTCTATAAAAGAAGACCTCCCAGTTTTCACTGGGAGGTCTTGTATAAAGCCGCAATTATGAAATAATTTTATCTTACTTTTTATCTTTAGCTTCTTTCTTTAGTGAAACAACTTTTTTAGGTTTAGCTGCTTTTTTGTCACTTTTCTTCGAAGCTTCAGAACTCTCATCCTTTATTACATTGCCATTTTTATCGACATATGTGTAGGTTGTCTCTTCTACTCTTTCTATTTCTTTGCCACTTTTATCAACATAAATAATCATTATTAATTCTCCGTATTAAGTAGCGATTGTGTAAGATCCGCCGTGAGTGGATCCGTTAGCATACCAGTTTGTACCGTCACAGTAGACTTGGATTTCGTTACCAATCTCTGCGGACAGAACACTGTCTGCTGTGGCATCGTTGCGAGCAACGAGGGTATCTGCGGCTGCTGTTGAGACTTTAAAGTTTTGAGCAGTACGAACTACCATCATAAAATTAACACCTTTAAAGGCTACTGATGGAGCCGGTAGAGATAATTCAAGGGCGCCACTAGCACCTGAATTTGTTAAGATCTTGCCGCAATCCTCTACTGTTACTGATCTATCCGCCGTGATCACTTCTACATCGGCTCTGTTTGACATTGAATAACCGTTCTTAGCCATAATTTGTTTTCTCCTTAAAAAATATTCGCCTATAGGCTTTATACATTAATAAATAGTCTCCCCAATAAGAAGATTCCCCGCTGAGTTAAAAACCCAACGGGGAACCTAATTTTAACTACACTAAGTTATTAACCAATTAGATCTTGGCAAACAACTAAGCCGTACATGTCAGGACGAACCATTTTCTTGGCGTAGCGGGTCATGACGCCCTTACGGGGTACAAAATCCTCAACACCGAAGATGGTAGGTGTGACCTGTAGTGGGACATAAGGTGAGTAGACGTAGCCGCTTTCTAAGAAGCTATTGCCACGACGACCAACTAGAATCACATTGCGTGGGAAGTATGGATCGACGTATACGTCAAACTTCTTGCTTAGTGAACCAGTCTTAACAGCACCAATCTCACCACCCTTTAGCTCTTCGTGATTTACCGTTGCACGGAAACCAGCGGTGAACTCTAGGAGGTTAGCAACTTCTGGGGAGCAAACTACGAAGTTAGCACCACCGCGAAGTGTCTTTCTGTGGATGTTAGCTGAGACATCATTGATAGTCTCGGCTAATGTCTCGTACCACTCAGAAACAGTACCTGTGAAGTCAGGAGCAGCAGTTGTTGCACCGACCTGGACACCTGTGTCGCGATCTACAAACTTACCGGGACGACGGCTCCAGTACTTAGTACCGGCAGTGGCGCCTTCGATAAGGTCATGTAAGATCTCATTATCAATCTCTAGAGCAATCTGCTCTGAGAGAATGCTAGTAAGCTCAACCTCTGCATCGAGGTTGTGGTAAGCATTGAGGTCTTGAGCTAGCTCAGGGGACCACTTAGCTTTGAGCTTCTTGGTGACTGCTGTTACAGCGATGGAGTCAACTTTGATGTCGATCTCTGGGATATCATCATTAACAGTACGACCGTTGAAGTCAGCACCGGTACCAGCACCTTCAAGACCCCAGATAGCACCGCCGGCAACGCCGCCGATTCCAGAAGCTTCAAAGTGATCCTTACGGTTGTAAGTACCTGTGATTGCATTAACTGCACCAATAGTAGTAGCCTTCTTGAGAGTGATTGTTGCTGTTGTACCAGCAGCATCAACTGAAGTCAATCTACGAACGATGTCGCATGCGACACCAGCATTACCTAGTGCGATACCTTCGCCGAACTCTTGAAGCGAAATAACTTCGTCCAAGTTTAAATCTGTTGGAACAGTAAATGTGTGCTGCTCAACAAAGTCAGTAGTCTCAGCCAAGAGATCTGGATCCCAGCGAAGAAGAGTCTTCTGTGCATCAGTAAGAGCACTAACCTGAGTAGTGGCTAGTGTTTCAGTCAATGCTGCTTCGAAGCTAGAAGTTGGTGAAGCATAGCCGGTCTGTAGGTTGTATGGACCACCACTTTCTTCTGTGATGTCATTAAGACCGCCAGTGATTTGGCTAGCAACACGACCACCGCCGTAAACTGACTCACCGGCAGTTACGCCAGCCTTGGTGTCAGTGAAGGTAAAATCTAAGAAGAAGATTAGACCTGATGGTAGACTCATTGGCTGTACTGAGACTAGCTCATTAGCGATGAGACCACCGAATACACGGCGAACGATTGGAAATGCAACGGCTGCGAAGCCCTCTACATCACCACCAGCCATGGATGAAGCTTCACGGAGAAGCTCCTTTGCTTGGTTCTCTAAGAGACGAGCCATGCCGTTCTTAGTTCTATCATTATCGAGACCTTCTAGAAGTCCAGTCTTCTCCCATTTATTGAGAAGAGCAGCGCCTTCGGCTTGGAGGTCACGATTAACGATGTCTTTTGTTAAACTTTCTACGATAGTTGACATTGTTTATCCTCCTTTGTTAATTACAAGTCAAGCCCTGCTAATCTTTTCATACGATTAGCAAAGTTATCAGAGGGTTTAGCCTCTTGTTGATTCCCCTTAATGTAAAGGGGATGCTTGCGACGTGTAACTGCCTCACTCAGCGATTCTGGTCCTCTCTTAGAGGTACTCTCCACTGTGTTTACGAGAGTTTCGTACACAATCTTAGCTTCGTTTACACTATCAGTCTTTTCGATGGATTCGGCAATCTTATTTTTCTGACGAACATTTAGTTTTTCATCGGATAAAACTTTGTTGGTGTAAACCAATTTAGCATTCATTAACTGAGACTCTTCAAAGGCTCCTTTGAGTTCTTTGACTTTCTCAAGTAATGATGCATATTTGTTGTTTAAGTCATGAGATGTTGCCTCAGCGGACTCAAAGTTCTTTTTATACTCAGTATTCTCACTAATCAAGCTTTGATTATCATTACTGAGTGATTCATTCTTCATATTTAATTCTTCGCATTGCTTTTGAAGGTCTGCGAGGATGAGATTCATTTCATCTCTTTCTTGATTTGTTCCAAAAGGGTTGCCCACTTTTACAGATTTGAAATCAATTTTCATCATCTCTTCTAGTTTCTCTTCGTCGAGTTCTAACTCCTCGACTTGCATTTTCATTGCCGGCATTGCTTCCTCGTGACGACCAGTTCCACAATGGGCTTCTGTCTTGTCATCATCGTCATCATCGTCATCTTTCTTCTTTTTCTTATCTTTATCTTTATCCAATAGGATTTCTTCCAACTCTTCATTAATAAACTGCTCTAATAAAGAATCATCAATATTAATTGACTCTGAAAGATTACGAGTCGTTGGACCAGCTTCAGGGTTTAACTCATATTCTGATAGTGAGTCTAAATTGATCTCAATTAAATCGCCTTCTTTTGGATATTTTGTCTCACCGATAGTAAGACCATCAAAAGCGGCATATTCTAATTGGTCTGGAACCTGATCATTATCTGCCTTAGCACCTTCAAAATCTACCTGTGGAGTTGCTGCTCCAGTATCCATGCCTAATCCTAATCCAACATCAGCATCTAAACCTAAATCTTGTTCAATTAGGTTCTCCATTTCCTCTTTTATTTCTTGGGAATATCTCTCTAAAATAGCCTGTTCGGCATTGCGGGAAGCGACTTTCTTAAGTTGTTCGGCTTCGATAATTGCTTGTTCTAGCATAGATGACATGTGTAAACTCCTAAAATGGACTACAATAAATAGTTGTTAAAAGTTTAAAATGACTAGTAGAGATTAACAGGGTATGTATGTCACTATTATATTAGTGCTGTCAAGCCAGTATTAGACATTAATGCCTTTGCTAATCGGAAAGACTCTACATCGCTTAAAGCACGCTTTATAACTACAAATTCTCTAATTGACCCATTTAAACCAACTGAACCATTGGCTCGGGCTCCCAAATTAGATATTTGTCCATCAAAATCAAAAGAATTAGTTCTATCTTCGTCATTAGAAGCCGCTGGTGTGATTGGCTCAGAATTAATAAAACCATTTAGTGTGTCATCCGATGTAGAGCGATCGTAGACTCCAACCATCACATTATCGATATTTGGTGTTCTTTCCGAGGTTGAGAATCGGAAAGATTCGTCTCCAGCACCGCCAATACCAATAAGCATTCGCCTGTCAGTACCGCCTCCATTCGAGGAGTAAGCCATAATCAAACCCGCGACGGTGTGATAGTTTGCAGTTCCAAGCTCAAAAATTATACCTGAATCAGTACCAGCAACTGATGAACGGCTAGTTGAGGCAACAGTAACTGCTGGGACATCCGATTCGCTTAAGCCCTCTGCTGCCCATTGTAAACACTCATTAGTGGCTGCGAAATTAACTGCTGGTCTACCGTTAATCGCATCAAGAAGAAAATCTGGTGGGCGAGGGGTGCTAGCATTTTGAGATGGTCCATTGCCTTCTTTTGCTGTCCAAGCTGTTACATTAGCACCGTCAGCAACAGAGATGTCATCAGCATCTAACCAAGATGCCAAGTCGGATCCGGCTACAGCACGAATAAGACTATCCCCACCTTTAGCACGATCGGCAACGTTTTGTTTGCCCATAGATGTGGAACTAATAGAACTTGCGGTTTTTCCACCAAACCCACTTCTCATTTAGCCTAGTCCGCCGCCTAAGTCTGTACCGTAGATTGAAGATCCATCTGAGGCTGACCAGTTTGTTAATAGGTTTCCTCTTTCGATTTGTGTCAAGCCAGCGATAACTGAAGCTGTTGTGGGAGCAGAGGAACCGGCAAGATAAACAGAACTAACTCTAAACTCACCGGTATAAGACTCACCGTTGTCTAAAACAAAGTGATTTTTATCATTGAGTATGCCGGTAGAACTAAATCCCACTTTGAGTGGCTTTGAAGCACCTGTGTGGGTGTTGGTTATGGTAACAAATTTAGTAATTGTTGGAAACTCAATTTCCGTAACTGCTGTGTTGGAAACCACAATGCTAGAACTAGCATATGGAATACCACTCATTTGATACTGACCGACTGAGTTAAGTCCTGGTTTTGCAAATTGAAATTCTGCCATTTTTAATCCCTATTCCCTTTAACAACTTTGTTGTTTTCTTGGTTGTTCTTTTTAATTAGTTTCTTTCTTCTAATTCTTTCTTTTCTTTTGATATCGGAGGGCTTCTCATAATAGCGTCTCGATCTCATCTCTTGAATGATACCAGACTTTTTTACGGCGCGGCTGAATCTTTTAATTAAAACTTCACCGGGCAGATTGCCTCTACTGACTACTTCTACATTGACAACTTTGTTTTTCTTAGCCATCTGTTAACCTCTCATTGATAGCACCCCATCTACCCATGCCAGGAATATCTGTGATATCAACTCCCTTATCCGAAGGATCAACTCCAGACATTGAATTTTGTGATGCACCGCCAGATGCTTGCTGGCTTGTTAATGGGCTAGTCCCTTCAAAGGGGTCAAAGTCGCCCATCTTTTCAGCTATAGCTTTTCTCATTTTACTTCTGGTTTCATTTAGTTTTTTATTTTCTTTTCTGGGCTCTTTAACAAATTTTGTAAAAGCCTTTTCCTCATTAACAACTTGTTTAGTTGGTGAGCCCTGTGCTTCTCTAATAATAGAGGACAGGACACCATCTTCAAAAATAATTTCTTTGATACACTCTTTAATAAGAGGTTTTAATACTTTTTTTAGTTTAGCACTCATTCTTTCACCAAATCATTTAATAATCTATTAATTTTATCTGCTTTTGTAAAAATATTTGGTTCTTTACCTTCTCTAAGCATGAAAGCTCCAGTTGTAGAAGGCTCTGATACCAAATCAAAGCAGACTAATTGAAAGTCCTCTTGGACGATTGTTTTACCAGCTTCGTTGCGAGTTGAACCTAAGCCTCTTGAAGAGATGCCTAATTTGACACCACCCTTTAAAAGACCAATGGCTGTTTGACCTGCTGGTGTATCTAATATTCTGATCTTGCCCACAACATCGTCACCGTCCATTTTGATCTCTGTAACTAAGTGTGAAGCATTTTTAAGTTCAACTACGGAGCTATCGGGGTGATCTAACTCACCGACTGCTCTACCTTCGCGAACTAACTTTTGGTAATTCTCTACTTCTCTTTCTAGAATTTGTTTTGGGTAGACTCTACCATTACCATTAGTAGCTCCTGCTCGCTGCATAACACCAGCTAGGTAAATCTCTTCGCCTTCTTGGACTGCTTTTCTTTCAGCTTCAGTAAGAAGATCAGAGTCTGTTCTAAACTCTAGGAACTCTGTTAATATTAGTTTACTCATAGCTGTCCATCTCTGCTATCATAGCTTGAAGAGATAAAATTTGGTCAGCCGAAGCTTCATTTAAATATTCACCAATCTCTTTTTTAGCTTTTGCTGCTAGCTCTTGTGGGTCAGCCTGCTCCTGAAGATTTCTAACTTCTTCAAGAATAATTTTTGTTAGTTCACCTTTTGTAAGTTGTAACTTATTCATTTAGTTCTCCTAGAGCGGGTCGTTACCCGCATGATACACTTTCCTCGGCAACAATTAGTTGGAGGTCTGAGCATCCAGTGATTCTCGGTGTAAATGTTAATTTGATTTGACATTTATTCCTTCGTCTCCTATCGTCATACATAAAGCATAACTTGTTCCCGAACTTAGCCAACCACATAAAAGTAAATTAACTAAATTGGTTTCAAAAGTAAATAGTTCAGTCCAAGGCGAAATCAGACAAACTAATACTCCAGACCAAAATCCCATACACATGGGACAATGAAAAAAGTGGTGTTTTGGTCTTATTGAATTAAATATAGAGCCGTAGACTAAGACTTGTGTAAGTCCATAACAGGCTAAAATAAACCATATCATTCTAAATCCTGTATACTAAGCCGTAAGGTTTGCCATATGGGCTTGGCAGAGTGCCTTTTTGTGCCTTCTGTGGGACTTTGCCATATGGTGTTGTCTCATCATCTGGCGGATCAACATACATTTCTTCTACATCGTCGATGTAATCGTCCATCTTGGCAAAGTTACCATGGGCTTTCATGAATTCACTGGTCAAAAGCATAACAACTTGTAGGACATCCAACTCTTTATTGATTGGGTAGAATGCTTCTAGCGATCTAAAAACACCGCCGCTCTTAATTGTGCCGGGTTGAAGGGCACCTTTGCTTTCTAAATGAGTTAGGTAATCACTTTGCATGCTGTAAGTATCTCTATTAACATGCGGCTTTGGCATCGTTAGGATCTTGTTTTTAAAAGGAACAAAAACAATGTTAAAAAACTTGTGATCGTAAACAATAATGTTATTATCTAATGTTCTTCTAGCATCCAGCTTAATCGTAAACACTGGACCTTTGATATCAATAACGATATCTGGTGGAGAGTTTAGATCTATGCCGGCAGCTTGAGCTTCTTTTTCGCCTACAGTTATTTCAATAGCCATTATTGTTGGATCTCCTCTACTAACTGCTGAGTCTTAAGGATTACTACCAAGTCTTCTTTATTAAGCTTTCTTTTCTCTCTGAAGCTCTCTAAAAGTTTGTAAACCTGAGTAGCTTTATTTTTCATTGAGTCGTCAGCTTGGAACTCTTCAATATTCATGTTTTCTTTAATTTGTGCTTTTAATCTTTCCAATTCTTCGTTCACAAAGATCTTTAACTCAGTATCATCATCCTCTAGACTGCCCATGTACTTGGAAATCAAAGTTTTTTGCTCAGTCATGAGGTTGCCAAATGTATCATTGAACTTTTTGATAAACATCTGTACGACTAATTCATCAATTGGTTCTTCTTCTACTTCGTTTGCTACTGGACTCACCATCTCTTGAATAATTTTTCTTTCAAGAAGTACTCTGTCCTTTACACCAATCGAGTCATCGTGGAACATTTGGTATGCCGATGCTAATGATTTGTAATTTGAAACATAATTTTGAAAGACTGAAGGTGCTAATTCATGATTGATCTTGTGGATAGCTGATGTTTGTTCATCATATAACTCTTTCTTATCGAAATTAGAAAACACTCTGTGTACTTCAGCAATAATCTTCTCTGCTGTGATGTAATCTACTTCTCTTGTCTCAACAAGTGCCTTATAAAGTCTTAGTTGTTTATAAAGAAGGTTATCTTTGTTGAAAACTTCCCTCATAATTGACTTTACCTTACCTAGCTTGTCATCATCCTTATGGAGTTTTGCTTTCGCATACTCTCTAGTTAAGGCTTCAAAAATAAAAGCCGGGTTTCTTTTTTTGTTATGTCTAAATCTCATCCTCTATCTCCAGTTCATCAACTATTTTATTTGCCCTTTCAGTTAATGATTCTAACTGGGCTGCTAAACTATTATAAATAGTTTCCTTATTCTCTACCATACCTCTTCCAATCTGTCCAATGTCTTTTGACTTGCCTGTTTGGCTAAGATAATTCTTTCTTCGACCTGCTGATTTGCGACCATCTTTAAACTTAGGCACTGGTTTGTATCGTTTTCCCTTGCCTTTGCCGACATACATTTCTGAACCATCTTTAAAAGTCATCTTGACTGGTTTAAGTCCATCGGCGGGGAAATCATCTCTTTTGGCAGCACCGGGTTCAACTAATAGAGGACTAGCTTCTTCTTCGGCGGCTGGTGCTTCTGGTGCTGCTTCTGCTGCGGGTGTTTCTGCTGCGGCTTCGGGGGCTGCTTCAACACCCTCACCACCAAGGTCACCACCCAAGTCTGCTTCATCAGGGGTGCCTAATTCACCACCTAAATCTCCACCAACGGCAGTAGGTGAGTCAAAAGCAGGTTCTTCTGCGGAAGCTTCAAGTGATTTATCAACCTTTTTATCGTAGTATCTTTCTCTTTGATTTCTAAGAAACTCTTCGTTGTCTAGACCGAAGATGTTTTCAGCAATCCATCTGCGGCTAAACATAGTATCTTGGGCTGCTCCAGCAACCTCAAACTTCTGTTTGATGAATTCAAGCTCTTGGATCTGTGCTAACTTACTTGGGTTATTAAGAGATAAGTCGAATGAGATAATATCTTCACCTCTGTAACCCAAGGTGTATAGGTGGATAATACCAATCTTTTCTAACTCTGCGATAACAGATCTTTGTAGCCTTTGGATTGTTCTAGCAAAGCGAATATCTTTTTGAGCCAGTGTTGTCTTCTCTTCAGGCATTTGATCTAGCTGAGAAAGGTAAGATTTTGGGATCTTAATAGCTGAGAACATTTTGTCTCTCAAGTAATTGACATCATCGATGGCGGCTGCATTTTGTCCACCGGGCAGAGTGACAATTTCAGTTGCTGATCCCTGACGAACGGGCAAGTAAAAGTCTTCTTCTACCGACATTGGATTATAACGAAGATCCATTGTGCCGCTGTCGGGATCTACCAACTGGTGTCTCTTCATATTGGTGATAACTTTTTGCATGTATTGCTCGATGTCTTCTGGTGGGATACCCCCAACATCAATCTTAAACACTCTTCTTTCTGGGGCTCTTACAATCCTGTAAGCCATCATCGCATCTTCCATTAGAGTTAATTGTCTCCAAATACGGCGGGCGGACTCTAAAACTGAAGTTCCATAAGGAGCATATTTGTCATTACCAAGAACTCTAAAGTGAGCCATTTGCCAATTTTCAAAAGTCAAACCGCCACTATTCCATTGGTATTGGACATAATTTGGGTTGCCTTTGTCTTCTCCTTCTAGCCTCTCAAGTTCTCTAAGTGGGAGACCGATTGCAGAAGTGATCCCCAATTTTTCATCGATATCCAAGTAGAGGAAATAATCTCCATACTTGCACATGTTGCGACACCAACTAAACAAGTTTGATTCAATATTTAAAACATTATAGTATAGTTCTTCTAGAATAGACTTTAGTTCTTCATTGTGGCAATCAATCTTTAACAAGGGGGTTAGAATGCTGTGGGTGGTCATTTCATCAGCATAGATGTCAAGTGCCGATGCTAGTTCGGGCATGTATTCCATTTGATCAAAGTCTAAATAGCGTTCTGCACGGTTGTGGTTAACCATGATAGAAGTTTGCATATAATCGTATGGATTATAGCGAGACTTCTTAAAGTCCAGCCCTGCTAGTGATTTAAATTTCTTTGAATACTTATTTAAGTTTTTTCTTCGATCAAGAGCCACCTGTCGCTGATTATAATTAATAATAGGACCGGAAAAGATTCTTGTCAGAGCCTTAAAGAGCGGAGAAACATTATTTCTTGGATTTCTACTTTGGTCTGCCATTTTTTATCCCTTAAATAACCAAGCAAAATTTTTGTATTGGTTATGTTGTTGTCTTAACTTCTTATTAGGATTAGTATACCCTATTTGACCAGGAATTTTAGTATTAAATTCTTTTTTAGTCTGACTTAGATTCCCAGCGAAAGCCATTTTGTATTCCATCTCTCTCTTGTTCGCTACTAAGGCTATATCTCTGATCCAGCAGCCAATAGCACAGGACATGACTAAATCGTCGTTATAACCGCGCATTGCTTCTGCTCTACCATTGTTCCAAATAAAAGTTTTCATTTCGTTTGCTAGTCTATTAGACTTTACTGTAATTAGTTTTGTACGAATGAACTCTTCAAATTTAGCGATAATTAATGGTCTAGACTTCGAAGACATTGTTACCCCCGGCACGGCATTTGAGGCATTCTGTGCTTCATACATGTCGATATAACTGTGGGAGTGTTTTATTGAGTAATAAACATTTGGATGTTTGCTTTCTCTTAATTTATCCAGCACAGTCATGCCAATAGAGTTATTTTCAACCACTGTTAAACAAAAGCCATATTCTCGACTTGCCTCAAAGATCATCTCTGAGTAAACATCCAGAGTGGGTTTGCCCTGGTATTCAGCCACTTGAGTCATTGTGTCTGTCTCAAAGATTTGAAAAGCTGAAAAGTCCTTACCATCTCCTCGGGCAACATCAGCAACTAATACATAATTTTTACCTGTTTCGTATGTTTCCCAAATCCAAAAGTTTCTATCATGACCTGTTTTATACTTTGGATCGCACAATCCTTTTTGGATCTGTTCTAAATCACCGCCGTGAATAAGAGTTTCACCTGAAAAGTTAAAAGAACATTCAAGTTCTTGAGCGATTTGTCTCTTCGACATGTTTCTTGTTTCTTTTTTAAACCACTCATCGTCACGGTCTGGATGAACTGACCATGGTAAATTTATTGTATTAAAGTCGTTTTTGTCTTCTTCAGCTTCTGTGTAAGTCTTATGGAACCAGTTGCCTACACCATTGGGAGTTGATAAAGCAATACAGCGACCACCAGTAGATAGTGTGGGATATAAACCAGTCCACAGTTCATCTAAACCCTCAATGTGAGCCGCCTCGTCAATCACCAACAAAGTAAGAGCTTCAGAGCGACCAGCATCGCCCGATGTTGAGGATGCCTTGATCTGTGATCCGTTAGCTAGTTCAAATGAGTTCTTATTATCTGTTGTAATCTTAGCAATCATGAGCCAGTCAGGTATTGACTTCATCATAAACTTAACTTTTTTTACCAAGTTTGATGCTGTGCTAAGTTTAGTAGCTACCACTAAGATGTTTTTATCTCTATGAAACAGCATCATCCAGCAAATATAAGCTGCTGCTGTTGTGGAAATACCTAACTGGCGACCTTTGTTAATTACATTGAAGCGGTGCTCGTTAAACTTTTCGATACAGTCTTCTTGAAAATCATACAATTTAAAGGGAATAGTCCCCTCTAATGGGTGAGAGATCCTACAAAAGTTATTAATAAAATAAGCAGGATCTTTACCACATCGAATGATTTCGGCTATTATTTGTTTTTTAGTTAATTTAAAAGCCATTAAGGTAATTAGGACTTACGCCAAAAAGGCTTGTAAGCTAGATTCTTCTTCTTTTGGGCTTCCTTAAGATTTGAAATAAAGCTTTTGTAAAAGTCAGCCTCTGATCGTCTGCCACCTTCGGGTTTTGGATCTTCTTGTGCTTCCATCCCACCAATAGTGTACATACCAACTGCTGAAACCATTGTGCGAAGTTTGTTCATTGGCTGAATAAGAATGTCAATCTCACCATCTAGCTTTAAATTAAGGGCGGCTCCAGTTGCTTTTTTAGCCTCTTTTTTAACAAACTTGATAATGTCTGCCATTCTTTGCTCGATTTCATTTTGGTACTTTTCCAAGCCCATGTGATGAATGCCACGAAGACCCTTAAGGTTTTCTTCAGTATTGTATTTAACAACTAAAAGGTTGCCTTGGATTGTACAATCAAAGCCATCCATGACACGACTGTCTATAACAGGATTGCCTTCCTCTCTACGGAGACCGATCTTAATGGGATCACCGTTCTCGTCAGTTGCTCCGTCATATGAGTTAGCCATTGCTGCGGCGATGCCTTGAATAATTTGTTGGACTTTGTTCATTAGTTTTTCTTCCATTCGCAACGCTGACAGTGACCTATTTTTTTTATCATAACTTTGTCTTTGTTAGACATTTTAAAACTATGACATACAGGGCATTTGTCAGCCTTTCTATCAATAAATAGTTTTGAGGTTATTAAAATACCATCATGTTCACGAGTTGTTGAAGATCTGCTCTCTTTTTTTGCCTGTTCCTTCAACTGCTCTAGATATTCTTTTTCTTTTTCTTCGTCCCAGTGAGAAGCTGGGTTCTCTACTGCTTCTTTACCCCATCGTTTTTCAATGGCTTGTTCCATCTTTGCTACTTTGTTTAAATCTTCTTTCATTTACTCGCCTGGGCTGCGGCATAAAATATTCCGATGGATAAACCCACACCGGCAACAAAGCCACCAACAAACCATAACTTAGTATAATCTGGTTTCTGTGATTTTTTAATAACTTCTTCTAATCTTTTTACTTCGGCATTCTTGAGTTTCATAAGCTCATCAAACTTTTTCTTGCCTGTGTCTCTCTCAATAGTAATAAGTCTTTTTTCAAAATTACATTCGGCTGTAATCTTTTTTATTGAGAAGTCTTTATTCATCTCGCAAATCTTAACAGCACTTTCTCTCTTTGCTGTTATTGTTGCTTCTGCGGATTTATCTAATAGTATACCACTGAATGGTGCTCTTTGACCTTTCTTTATCGCTGCGATTTTGCCATTAGCAAAGCAAGTTATTGGAAATAAAGTTATTAATAAGATGATTGTTGTGGTTTTCATTCCTCGACCTCAACGATCTCCAATCCGAACTCATCAGCCAAAGTATGCAGTCTTTCTTCTTCGGGCATAGAAACGATCTCTTTTATTCTTTTCTTTTCTTGTCGCTTTATTTTCTCGCCCTTTTCTTTTTTCATTTCATCGACTGCCTGAACAGCAACCTTAAAATCATGCTGTGCTCTGGTTTTCTCTTTAACCTCTTCTTCATGGGAGTCATTCAGAACTTTGATTTCTTCTTCGTTCTGTTTAACCTTGCCTTCGTAGAGGCTTCTGAAATAATCTTTGTCTTTTACAAAAAACTTATGGAGGACAAAGCCAATTATTATTAAAGCCCCTGCCCACCAATAGTTTTTTATGTAAGTCCAAATTTTCTTTAAAATATGTTTAGCTGTTAGCCAAGTCATTACTTACCTTTGAAACGGGCTACAACATCGACGAAGCCCTGTGTGCCGACATATGCTGAAGCAATGATTACCCACTGCTCGGAATCTACTTTATCAGCAAGAAGTAGTCCTGTTGTTGTTAGCCATACCAAAAGTTTCTTTGATACAAATCTTTCTAAGTGCCTATCGGCAAATGCTTTTACTGCTGCCACCATTTTACCCTCTCTGGTTAGTTATTAACCGCAGCAGCAATCGCAGCCGCAGTCTTTCTCACATTTACAATTATCACATCCACACATTTTTTAGTCCTCATTGATTAACAAATGCATATCCGTCATCTGTTTTAGAGATTTCAACTGTCATATCGACGACATCTTTCAAACTCTCTATGTGAGTAATTAGTAAAGTAACATCAAAATACCCTTTTACTAGGTCCAAGATCCTGACGAAGCCTTCCATGTTTTCAGCATCTAAAGCAGTGCCCGGTTCATCAAGGATAAACAGGTTGCTCTTCGGCATATTGCTTACATTTAGTAGGGCAATTCTAATAGCAACAGCGGCAAGGGTTTTCTCTGCTCCGGAACAAGTTTCAAGTTGTCGTGGGTCGTGTTTTGGGTGTTTGATTAGAATATTTAATTTATTCTCACTGTTCTCAAAGAAAACCTCAAAGTCAACAATATTTGACAGCACTTTTGCGACTTCTGTATTGATAACTGGCAGAGCTTTCTTGATAACATCAAAAGCGATACCGTTAGAATGCATACATCTCATGAAGAGATCATAAGCTGAGTATTCCGCATTTAGCCGAAACCTATCCTCTTTGAGATCCTTTAAATTTTGTAGCTTTTGTTCCAAAGCCCCTTCTTTGCCAATAAGCTGATAAATTCGATCTTCACAATCTTGTAGTTCTTGCTCAGTCCTCTCTTTATTAGTCTTAGTTAGTTCCACTTCTGAAACAACTTTTTCCATGTTTTCTAACACTTCTTTGTGTTCTTCATAGTAATCTGCTGTTTCATTTAGTTCTCCGATTTCACCTTCCAACTTTTGAATAGCTATATTTGTTCTTTCTAGATCTAAATTTAGATTGGCAATGTTACTTTGTTCATCTTTTATTTTTTGAGTTAGCTGAGTCCAGTTATTGATTGTTTTACTGACCTTATCAATATCAATGTCAGACAACTCACCTGATTTTAACTCTAACTTATTTTCGACCTCTGCCAAGACTTTTTGAGTGATTGTTAGATCTTGTTTGGCTCCATGAGCATCTTTAATAAACTTACAAGAAGTTAAGTATTTATCACCACATGGGATGTCAGTTAGTATTTTGATCTGTCGAAGGCTTGTCTCCCTCTCTCGTTCTTGCTTTTCTTGCTCTCGCAGTAGTTTCTCTACTCTATCTTGTAATTCATCAGCTTCTTCTTTTTGCTGACTCAGGCTCAGGATGTCGATAGATTCTAATAAAACACCACCTTTTTGTAGGAATTCTTCTTTATTTTTAATTTGTTTTGTTAGATCCCTAACTTTATTTTTTAAAACTTTTTTATTTTCTCCAGCCTTCTCCAAATCTTTTCTAACTTTGCGAATAGAGATCGGTTTTTCCAGTATCTGAGATAGGGTCTTTTCTAAAGCAGCGATTTCTTCTTCTACAGAACTCAAGTCCTCTTTCAAACTAGAACAATGATTCTTCTGTTTGGCTACCGCCGCTCCAGCTTTAAAAATATCATTTTTTGTTTTCTTGATATCTTCATCATAATCTACATCTTGAATTCTTCTCAGAGCACCTCGCAAATCAGAAGCATCTTCTTTCGCCAACTTGAACTTTCGTTCAAAGAACTCCAAATCAAGGAACTTAGCAAGGATTTCTTTACGACGGGTGGAACCTTCGTTAATGAAGGATAAAGCACCAAGCTGAGAAGACATAGAAGTGTTTAGAAAATCATCTAAATCTCCAAACACATTACGAATAGC